GTTATTATTAGTAATAAACGGGGGTAAATCTTGTTGCATGTAAGATGGATCTACAGCGATACGTTGAGAGCGAAATTGATCATAATCTACTGGTCTACCCATGATTGCATTTTCATATTGGGGCATAGAATTAATTATGGTTTGCTGCGCACCCGTATTGCCTTGTTGAAAAGCTGACAACTGCTGTGGCAGAGCTTGACCCATAACATCTAAGGAGCCTTGATAACCCATGTTGCGATTTTCGTCACCAGCACCAAATAACTTTAACAAATCATCCCGAGCTTGCTCACCCTGTTGAGCTACGTACTTTTTAGCTGCTGAGTTTGCACCTTCTTGAGCAGCAGTTTCGTTGCCGCCAAACATCTCATCGATCATGTCCATTGTATTGCCTCTTTTAATTCTTCTCTTGTCATGCCAAAAATCCACCTGTCTACCACTATACCGTCTTTAATGTAACTCTTACGATCTACACCTTCCAGTACAAACCCTACAGACAATACAAACCTTTTTAAATGCTTGTACACAACAGGTATTGTTGCGTTTAGCTTTTGATATTTAGTGGCGTTAACTAATATCCATTTGTATGTTTCATAAAAAAACGCTTTATTATACTTGGCTCTATGCTTCTTAAAGACCTGTGGATGAAATTCTAACACAATAGAATTTAAAGGTTTTAACTGCGCCAATCCTATTATATCATTATTGTCAGTAATAAGTAGCCATGCAGATCTCATGTCTGGTTGGTACTTGTCTATAGTCATTCCGTCCTCTGCATTGTTTAAAAATTCCGGCATTGCAGCTATAGACTTAATAAAGTCAACGTCATAAATACGCTGTATTATCAAACTACAGCCCAACCTTTTGTCCTGTTACCACCAACAGAAGCTAACATTTTTCTGTATTGAACAGGACTTAATGGCGTTGTTTCATCAATATACAAGCTGTATTGCGGAGCTTCTAAAACGCTTTCTGGAGAACCTTTACCCACGATAGGTAGGTTATTAGATACTTCTAAGGCCCAGCTTCTAAACGTCTGTTCCATTTCTCCATTATCATTTGTTATAGGTTGTGAGGCATTTAATCTCATTACACAATATCCGCTGTCAGTTGAATAATAACTGGTTTAACAGGTTCGGAAAACGTAAAACGAAAAACATCAAATCGTGCAACACGACCATTTCTGCGCCATATAGACCGCTTGTTATATTCGCCTATTTTACCAATACTTCTTGCGCGCTCGTCTTTAAATGTCTTTCCGCCATCAGAGCTAATATCCATAATAACCTGTGGATTGACAGCAGCTTTATTGCCTACTCCTGACTCCATTGTTAGCTCAATGCTTGGAACGGTAAATGATTGCATATTGTTTTGAAACGGTTGAGAAGCAACGCGCCTAATAATAGCGTTGTCATATTCAGTGTAAACATTGTTATCTAAAGAACCTATACGACCGTCCTGAGAATCACCCACTAAGGTTAAGCCATAAGCAGAGGTAACTGAGTTAATACGGGAACGAATAGTATCGCCGTTTACATTTGACTTTCTTTCATGCCATCTGCCGCTAATAACATCAAACACCAAGGTGGTAGACGGAATAGAAAAGCCTACAAAATATGCACCTTTTTTAGCGTAAGACCAAGCAAAAGCATTGGTTATTTCTTCATTAGTAGCTGTAGATAAAATAGAATCAATAGCGGTTGTGGACACTTTAATATAATTATTACCTTCAAACGCCCATATCGCTGGAGCTTCATTTTCTCCGCCGCCAATAAACATAAAAGTATCGTTAGCGCCAACCACTGAGAATGGAGCTTTTATACCTTTGCTTAAAAACAAACCAGAACGCTGGAATGGAAAATCAGCACCGCCAATGTTTTGAAAGGCTTCTGTTGTTTCGCTACCGCCAATAAATAACTGATTGTTAAATACTATTGGAGCAACAATATCATCTGGATCGGCTTCTGCTGTTCCAAAGTCTAAAGCGTTATAAGACAAGCCATTGTTTAATGCAGACACAATAAACTTTTTAGTGTTAGTCGTAATAGCAAAGTAACCATCTATAAACACAACCTGTTGAGGCGCGCCATTAGCCGTAAAATCTGTATCTGTAATTTCAGTTAAGACAGGTGGATTGTCAGTCAAAATATAACCGCTGCCACTAGGAATTAATATCATTAGCTGTGTACCGTTATCAGCTAAAGACACCCTGCCTGAACCGCTTATCTCTCCTAAATTACTAAGTGTATTGTCTGCGTTTAAGCGGTATAAGGCATCACCATTAATAAAGTAAGGTATGCCATCCATTGTATGACTGCCCCTGTTCTGCTCTAACACTGTGCCGCTAGTAGCAAGCTGTGTTGTTCCTGCGGTTCCGAACAAAGTTTCGGTGGATAAAGCTGGAACCGTCACCACGTTAGGATACCAGTTTGTACATTCTTGGGCTGATATCGGCAAACTGTCGCTAAGATAAAATCCGTTGGCAATAGGTAATATTGCAGCAGTCATTAACTAGCCCTCAAGATGGCGCTTGATACAAGCAGGTTAACCGTGGAATCTACATTACTAACATAGAGTTCAACATAGTCTGTTGCTACAAGAGCTTGAGCATACGATAACGTCATGCTAGTTTTTTTACCGCTTGTTGCACTGCCTGTTACTTTAGAAGTTGCTACAACAGTACCGTTGAGAGCTAGCTGGACAAATAGGTTGACAGTAGAGCCGGAGACAGGCTCAACAGACACTTGACCTGCAATGGTTGCGGTAATGCCTTTGGAGCCGTTGTACGTGATTCTACCGCCTGTGGTAGCTGTCATTTGTGAAGAGGCACCTGCTACCCATACACCAGCAATCAATACAGGTGTTCCGGCTGTCGCAATAACTGTTGCAGCAGAGTTGCCTTGTAGTGTTGCTAGGCTTGAAGTTCTAGTATCAGCAATGGTGTTACCACCTGTAAACTCCCACGATTTATCTGTAGGTAAAACATTACTTAAAGCAGCACTAGCTGCCCCGCCAAGTAAAAAAGGTGACTTAACACTACCTAATTGACCTGTCGCTATATTGGCGCTTGATGCAGCACCCTTAACAAAAAATGAGTTAGAAGCTAATGTTGAAACAATACTGTCAGAAAGAAAAGATTTAAAGGAAGCAGTACCAAGATTGTAGACCGCGCCTGCTGTCATATTAACCGTTGAATAAGTATGAGCCAATCTATCAAACGCACCTACAAACTCCATACCATCTGCCGCTGTAATTAAGCTGCTAAAGTTTTGTAATAAATAAGTGCTGGCAGTTGATGTAAATAATCCAATCTTATTACAAGTGGCAATAGTCACGCTGTTAAGGTTAAATGTTTTGGCTGATGTATCTGTTATTTTAAATGCTCTGGCATTGGCACAACTTAGGGTTAAGTTTTTTACTGTGCATGTCTTGTCTGCGGAAGTTATCATGTCGCTTGTGCCGCTGTAAGTCAGGCTGGTTAGCCCTTGATCTAAACCCGCTAAAATACAGTTGTCACCCATTATTATTCTATTAGCAGCAATATTAATATCTTGAATTAATTGATATTCTGTATTGGCTAGTAAAGTTATAGCGCCTGCAACAGCAGAAGGTAAGTCAGCTAATACGCTAACAATAACAATATCACTTGCTTTAGCTACGCCAGTAGTAGCAATAGTAATTGCATTACTAGAAGCTGTAACCGATATCCCACTACCCGCCACAATAGATGCAATAGCAGGGCTGGCGTTAGTTGGGTTAATTAAAACAGGTGAGCCAGTCGTGTCTTGTGTAAAGTTATGCTTAATAGTAATACCGTTTTCTGATGAAACAGCAGTATAAATACCAGCGCCAGCTTCTAAGTTTCTAATATTGTTAACAGTGTTTTGCTTGTCTAAAACAGGCGTACCACTTACAGCACCTTCTTGTACGATAGTGCCAGTAACACCTAGTCCCGATACAAAGTTTGTGTAAGGTATTTTATAGTTAACACCATTAACAAAGTAATCCATACTTGCATTAGTAAGTACCGTTGTTTGTGCGGGGAATAGACTTTTTTTACGCCCGTTTGCTCTGTTAGACATTCATATCACCTATGTAGTTTTGTTCGTATTTTGCTCTAAGCCAATAGCGCCTGTTGTTTCCGCTAGTATTTCAGCCTCTCTATTAGGGTAGAAACCAGTAGTTAATCCCTCATCGTCATTTTCATTTCCTGATCCAATAGATAAAGTAGAGGGCATAAAAGACGTTGGTATACGTTGTCCTATCTTCCGCATTACCTTCATACCTTCTGTTGCGGAAGATATTAAAGCTGGCGTGACTGTTCCGTTATAGTCTGGAGAAACCTCTATGGACATATTGGCTATTAAACCACGTAACGCACCTGTGGGAATAGTTACCTCATCACCAAGGTTAGCAACCTCAGTATAACCAAGTGTAACTCCATCGGCATCTAGAGACAGCATAAAATTATTCATTGCAAAAATAAAGTCCTGATACTCGTCTGGCTCTAATTCAGACTCGCTTGCTTGCACCAATATACGTTGCAAAGATGCTTTAGCTACTTGCGCTACTGTTGCCATGAAAATGTTTCCTTTACCATTGAGTTCTAGCTTTCTTTTTAGATGCGTTACTAAGCTCGCCATAATGAAGCAAAGGCTTGGAAGTTTTTCCCATTTTAGCGCCTGTCATTACAGTACCGTCAGTATGTTTGTGTGTTTTGCCAGAGAACAACTTACCGCCTTTGTCGTAATGATTTACATTTTTCATTATGTATTTTTCCAGCCGATTGATAGGGCGTGTTCTACGCTATCAGGGTTTACTTCTAATTCTGCACCGCTTGGTTTAGACATTACAAACAAACCGTTAGTATTTGGTAGGTCTTTTTTTTTTACTTTTGCTTTGGGTTT